TAATGGCAGAAACACTCACGGGTTACAATTACAAGTTTGTCCGAAATTACGTTATGGAAGATGAAGAAGCCACCAATGAATCGTTAGCATTGGTTGAGAGTACCTTACTTCACGGTTATACAATCACGGATTGTACCGAATATAAAACTACAATGAAACGAGTGACCGAAAGGAAAAGTAATGCGTGAATTTTCTTATTTCCTTGAAGCCTGGAAATTCTGTATTCAGAATAAAATTCCTACAACGACAATCCAAAGAAAAAGCTGGAAGACTTGGACAGTTAACGTAAATTCAGGATTTGAATTAGTATGATGTTCTATGTTAACTTGGGCAAGAGTAAGCGCAAAAACAAAACCAAAAAAGAATTGGCCGAGTATGATGCTTGGCTCAAAGGTGTCAATAGCATGACTACCAATTTTTCATCTAAGAAAACAAAAGTGATACAAGAAAATAAATTTCCCAAGTTGACTATTCCTGCGGATCGTGATTCTAAAAAGTATCCCAGCAAAGTGACTCCTGGCGGTTCTGCAACAAAGCCAATTCATGGTAAAGTGTACACTGGTACCGAAATGAAAGGTATTGGCACTTTACATAAAAGCAATGCGGTGCCAATTTTCTCCACTCAGGAAGCGATTGACCAAGCAAACATGAGGCGATAAGATGGAAGTATTCATTTCCACAAGTAGTATATTTGTTTTAGGATTATTCTTCGGCGCACTATTGGGCCGACTTGTAACCTTTAGTATTCTAGCCGCTGGCTGTGTGGTAATGTTAATACTTAGGTACTAATGTTGTATTTCTGCGACAACCCCAAAAAATGCTTGACAATCTTTACCATCCTGTTATACTATATTCATAGATTGATAGAAAGAGGTTGAAAATGAAATTGCTCTCCACTGGTAATCCAAAAGTACTCAAAGGCATGGCTCAAGGATATAACACTTATATCTTACACTTGGCTCCTGCTGATTTGTCGGGTTATGAAACATGTGCAAAGCGCACCGATGGTTGTACCGCGGCTTGTCTCAATACCGCTGGTCGTGGTGGCATGTTCAAGCGTGGCGAGAATACCAACGTTATTCAACAAGCCCGTATCCGCAAAACAAAAATGTTTTTTGAGAACCGTGTAGAATTTATGGCTACACTGGTTAAAGATATTGAGTTGGCTATCAAGCAAAGCAAAAAAATGGAATTGGTGCCTGTCTTCCGCTTGAACGGCACATCCGATTTGTCTTGGGAAAAATACGAGGTCGTTCGCAACGGTAAATTATTCCGTAACATCTTCACCGCTTTCCCAGAAGTCCAATTTTACGATTACACCAAGGTGCTTGGTCGTAAAGTTAAAGAGTATTCAAATTATCAATTGACGTTTTCAGCCGCGGACGGTAACGATTCCGATGTGTTGAGGGCTATGAATGAAGGTTTGAATGTTGCGGTAGTCTTCGGTATCAAAAAAACATTGCCGATGCCAGTTGATTACCTTTCTCGCCCAGTCTTTAACGGCGATGAATCCGACTTGCGTTTCCTTGACCCAAAGGGTGTGATTGTCGGTCTCTATGCTAAAGGCAAAGCAAAAAAAGATACTACCGGGTTCGTTAAGTATCCTACCATCATGTTGCAAAAAGCCGCATGATTACCAGCCATCTGGTTGACAGATGGCAATTTTTATTGTATAATGTATTTTCTTAAATTAAATGGAGTTTATTATGACTAAAGCCAAAAATGTTAAACCAGCTAAAGCCGTTCGTTTGAAAGCATGGGAGCCAATCTTCCAATTGCTTATGACTGGTGATGCGGTTAAAAAAGATGTGTTTGAAAATTTGCTTGGCGATGCCTTGAAATATAAATTGTCGGCTCACATTCTTGAAATTAAAATTCGGAGTGCGGCCGTTATCCGTGTCGTAAAAGATGGTCGTAAAGTTGAATCGTATCAACTTATGAATCCAACATCCGACGGTGTTGTTAAATATTGGCGTGACCGCGGTATCGTTCTTGATGCTGTGAAAACGCTAAAAGATTTGCAAGCAAAGCCTGCAAAAGAAACCGAAGTCCTTACTGTGACTGAGGTTACCGAGCCTTCTACTACGGCTTAAGTTAAAAACTTCTAAAGTTTAGCCTGGGTGCAATGCCCAGGTTTTTTTCTATGGAGAATCGGAATGTGGAAATTATGGGCTAAAGCATTAGGTGAAAAAGCTGGAGAAGATAACAAAGAGGCGGATAAAATTGCTTGCATTCGGACGTTGATTGTGTTATCATACATCATCACTAACCTTTTTATTATTGCTGGCGTAATTCGCCATTGGTAAACTATGTCATTCTTATCTACTCACACGTATACTACGGTACCTGTTGCACAGGTAAATACTTCTGGTCCTACAATTATTTTGCCTGAACCAATCAGTTATGAATTTCAAGTTGTTGAATATATTGATGATGAAGAAAAAATAACTAGAGTTGCTTTGCAAATGAAAAGAAATGTCCATGACCAATTTGGAAATATTAAACTAGCTGGCTATTGGGAAGAAGTACCCAGAATAAAGATGAAACTATGAATATTTTTTACCTTGACCACGATGTTTCTAATTGTGCTATGATGCACAACGACAAGCATTGTGTTAAAATGATCCTTGAATATGCTCAATTACTTTCTACTGCTCACCGTTTTCTTGATGGCACTCAATCTGTTGGCCTCTCTAAAACTGGTCGCAAACAAACTAGATATGTTCTTTCTGACGGCCGTGAATCTGTGCTTTATTCTGCTACTCACATCAATCATCCTTCAGCCGTATGGGTAAGACAATCTGATGCCAACTATGCTTGGTTGTACAGACTGTTTGGCGCACTGATGGACGAATATACGCATCGTTATGGTAAAATTCATTCATGTGAACGACTTTCACAAGCACTGAGTTATAGACCCAAAAATATTCCCGTTGGTCCATTTACTGAACCAACACCTGCTATGCCAGATGAAGTGAAAATTCTCGGTGATTCTATTGCATCATACAGAAATTACTACATAAACAACAAAAATCATCTTGCAAACTGGAAGAAAAGAAATATTCCTTCCTGGTTCTGTGCTATATAAGAGTGTAACATGCCTACATATAATTTCTTGAACAATGAAACTGGTGAAGAATTTGAAGCGTTTATGAAAATATCTGAACGTGAAGAATATCTGAAAACCAATCCAAACATACAATCGGTGATTACCGCACCAGCGATTGTAACGGGCGTGTCTACATCAAAGCAGAACCGAGTGCCTGATGGCTTTAAAGAGGTTCTATCCAAAATCTCCGAAGCACATCCTGCTAGTGACTTGGCTGACAAGCACTCAAAAAAATCCATTAAACAAGCCAGAACCGAACAGGTGATTAAAAAACACACAAAGGGATAATGGCATTAAAACTTAGAGGGTCTTTCATGGCAAGAAAAGCAAATACAAGAATTAGACTTGTTGATGAATCTGATGTGCAAACAAAACCAACGAATGCACTAAAAATCAGAATAGATGATTTAAAGACTTTTGACCCACTAACAAACAATCAAAAATTATTTTTTGATGCATATAAGAGAGGCGATTATTTTGTAGCATTACACGGTGTAGCAGGAACAGGTAAAACATTCTGTGCATTATACAAAGCACTAGAAGAAGTTTTAGATAAGAGTAATCCATTTCATAAAATCATTATTGTCCGTTCTGCGGTACAATCAAGAGAAATGGGTCATTTGCCTGGTGATGTTGCAGAGAAGATGGAAATCTATCAGCAACCATATCAACAAATTTGCCATACATTGTTTGGTCGCAAAGATGCGTACCAGAGACTTGAAGAACAAGGATATGTTGAATTCATTTCAACATCATTCATTCGTGGTATGTCATTTGATGATGCTATTATTATTGTTGATGAAATGCAAAATTTGACCTTTGAAGAAATTGATACTGTTATGACCCGTGTTGGTTATCGCTCAAAGATTATTTGGTGTGGTGATTATCGCCAAACAGACTTGAACAAAAAGAAAAATGATATGAGTGGTATTTTAAAATTCTTTGATATTGCAATGCACATGAATGCATTCACTAGAATTGAATTTACCGCAGATGACATTGTTCGGTCATCACTTGTGAAAGATTATATTTTAGCTAAGATGCAACATGAGGATTCAACCAATTAAATTATGTTTACCTATTGCCCACCCAAGAAACTTGAAGACTTAAAATCCGAGACACTAGAGAACGGAAGATTTTATGTAACGCCAGATGGTAAAAGATTGCCATCAGTAACAACCGTCTTGGGTGCAATGGGTAAGAAAGCTATTTACGAATGGCGACAGCGTGTTGGTGCAGATGAAGCAAATCGTATTTCACGGGTTGCTTCTGGTCGTGGTACACGTATGCATACGCTATGCGAAAAGTATTTGAATAATCAAGACATAGGTAAACCAATGCCTGATGCTTTGGAGTTGTTTAGAAAAGTAAAGCCGTATCTAAATAAAATCAACAACATTCATTATCAGGAATGTGCATTGTGGTCAACAAAACTTGGCATGGCTGGGCGTGTAGATTGTATTGCGGAATATGATGGGGTTCTTTCTGTCATTGATTTTAAAACATCCAGCAGAGTGAAAACTGCGGAAGATATTCCTGCATATTTTGCACAATGTACCGCTTATGCATTGATGTATGAAGAATTGATTGGTGTAAGAATTAAGCAAATAGTTGTTATCATGGCTGTTCAGGAAGATAACCCAATCATCTTTATTGAACCAATGAGAAAACATATAAATACTTTACTAGAGTACATTAGTTTTTACAGGAATCAGAAAAAGTAAGGAAATATTAATATGGGATGCACATTAGATTCTTCAGGATTTGTTGGTGACAATGGCTCAGCGATTTATTCTAGCGCAAAAAATGGCATAGGAAGTTATTGGTATGTTTATTATTTTTCATCAGGTGGCGCCACAACTATGTTTGATACAACTTCAGGCGCTGGCATGATGTACACCCATCCAGGTGTTGGAAATTTCAATGCTGGAAATTCTGGAACTTGGAGATTGATGGGTTGGTCAACAGATACTACGGCGGCTTATGACCAAAAACAGTTGTATGTTAGGGTAAGCTAATGGCAGCAACGCTATTTTCTTCTGGAATAACCACTTCTTCTGGCGGTAGATTAAACAGAACCACCGCTGGCGGAACAGGATCTTATTTTATCACTTACATAGGACCTCAAACGAATCTTGATGGAACTATGGCGGGTAGTGAATTAAACTATACTGTGCCTGGAGTAGGAAATTTTAGTGCTGATTTTGGAGGCACTTGGAGATTTATGGGAGCGCACACAGGCGTAAATGGTGGATTTCAATTATGGACAAGGATAAGTTAAATGGCTTCAACCCTAACAGCAAGCGGGATAAATTTTAGTGATGGAACAACTAACAATGGAAATGTCAGAAACGATATTGGAAGCCTCTGGATGATTTGGAGCAATATACAATGTGTTCCAGGAAGCACCGTTGACGGAAGTCTTTTGACATACATTCATGCTGGAGTTGGTCAAAACGCTGGTTGCACAGGTACTTGGAGAAATCATGGTTATTCTGTGAATGCTACTGGCGCACAAATATATACAAGAGTTAGTTAAATAGGAGTTATAAAATGACAACGATACCAATTCCAGCCCCCGGTATTCCACCAATAGATGATACTGTGAATAATTCTTCTATTGGAATTAAATTTACTGAGGTTAGAAATCCAAAATGGTTAAATCCAGAACATACAAGATTAAACTGTGAAGTTAATTTTTCACATTTACCAGAAGATTGGGTATGGTTCACAGCAGTTCCTTCAGGAGATTTGCCTCATACGCATGAGATTTTTGAAAAATGTGTTGCTGGTGAATTTGGTGAAATTGAAGAATATCAACCACCAACTCAAGAGGAAAAAGCAAAAGAAATTAGACTGTGGAGAGACATTCTAATTAAAGAAACCGATTGGACACAAGGCGCCGATGTGCCTCAAGCAACAAAAGATAAGTGGGCTCCTTATCGGCAAGCATTGAGAGACATAACAAACCAAGTTGATTTTCCAGATTCGGTAACTTGGCCAACAAAGCCATAATATATTATTACCACACAAACAGCTGATAGAATAATAACAAGGAAAAATAAATGACATTGCCGGCATCAGGTCCACTATCGCTTAATAATATAGCAAACGAATTTGGTGGGTACATTTATCCCAGCAATTTTTCTTTTGCCGGTAGAAATATAAATTTTAGTAATTATTTGAACAATGGCGGATACATTCCAAATGATGGTACAATACACAGTAGTGGTCAAATATCAGTTAGTATGTTCTACGACAAATGTGATTATAGCACAACAACTAAGGGACTTTGGTTTGGTGGTAGCAACAATAGCTCAACATATTATAGTATACGCACTACAGTTGATGAAAATGGAACAGTGTCATCAGATTCAACATTGACCAATGCTGCCAGGACCCAGGCAGGAGCAGTTTATTATGGAGGTGGACTTGCACTCCTTTGGGGGGGTTTCGCGGCTCCGAGTACCAACTATTCAACCCTTTTGACTTATATAACTGGTTTGGGTGGGCTTGGTACTGATTCAAGTATGGCGGGTACTGGAAGAAGAGGAAGTAAAGGATTAACATACGGATTTGCCAAAGGATTACTTTATGGAGGTTACAACTTTGGTGTGGCAAACTTAACCGGTATGTCTGGTTCTTTCTTTGGTTCAAACACAGTATCTACTTCTGGTGTTATAGGAACCGATACTTTTATTGTTGGCACCTATATGCAACAAGGATTTTATGAGCCAGCGGCATTGTCATATGGAGGAAGCAACGATAAAGGTATATTTGCTTATGGTAGCAACGGGTTCAACCAAGCGGACACCTTTCAGTTAGTATCAAATACTGGTGTTATTGGATCGGAAACTGCAATTGCCGGGGTTTTGGGATCGGGCAATGTGTCTGGAGTTGGCTATGGTGGTGATAAAGGATTGATTTTTCGAGGTGGTGTGGTTATATTAAGAAATACACTATCAAATACTGGTGTTATAACATGTGAAAATAACGTTGTACCTTCAGGTGAAGAATTTAAAAATGGATTTGTTTATGGTGGTTCAAAAGGAATTATGGGATATGGTCGACAAGTTTCGGGTGGTGGCATCATAAACACGGTTCAATATATAACTAATGTTGGAGTTGCAGGAGCCGTTACCTCTACCACCACAACTGCAAGAATCAACCCAATCCCAACGGCTTACGGCGCTTAATTTTTTTATAAAAGGACATTTTTATTATGGCAGCAAAATTTAATACAGAATTCAACTATCGTTATCAAGTAATTGGTGAAACCGTTTGGGAAAAAATTAAAACTCTAAGAGGTTTTTATGAAGGTAGAATTCGTGCAAGCCACGGTGAAAAAATTTCAGAAATGAGACAAAAAGCAAAGTTAATGGAATTACAAAGTTTAAAAGACAATAACGCATTGCCGCATGTTATTCTCAGTATGGAAGCTGATATTTTGGAATTTGAATCTGGCTTGCAAATACAAACTGAAGCGTTTGAACTGAATAGACAAGAAATTAAGATTTTAGAAAAGTTATTGGCTGAATGTTATGAGATTGCTGAACCAACTAGAATAAAACATCCAGATGGCACACCATACACCGATGAAGAAATGTTTGAGGCCAATGCAGCCAATGAATTTACTGCAATGATTGGTAAAGAAATCTATGCTGAAGTTGTGGCACTAGGGCATCCATCACCATCAAAACTTCGTAATGCAATGTCAAATCCACACACATGGAAAGCATTACAACAAATTGGATTAATTCCGGAACAATCATTTATGCTTGCTGGTAGTAATGATCCACTTAAAATTGGATTTGAAAAAATAGTGACCTCAGCAAATACAAATCAATTAATTGAATAAATATTTGATTATTACCTGACAAACTAGTTTTGTTGTGTTATAATTAGTGTTATTGCTGTATGAAGCAAAGAGAAAAGTGTCCTGGACGGGGGTGCGAATCCCCCCACCTCCACCAAAAGCATATTGAGTGAAGCACATCTTTTAAACCAAGCGGGTTTGAGTCCCGAGGCTTAATATGTTTCTGATGGGGGTGACCTAGATTCGACAGGGCAACAAGTACATGCGTGGACAGCACGGTAGGCGATGACCGTAAATCAAGCGAAAAACGTAAATGCAAACGATAGCTCTTACGAGTACGCATTAGCAGCCTAAACACTGCTTAGGGTTTCGGTAGGTTTCCTCGTAACAGAATAACCTACCAATTTATTAACAAGGAGTTTTATTTTGAAGAAAATCGCAATCGCAAGTTTAATTGCAATCGCAACTGCCGCTCAAGCCGGTGGTTTTGTTTCGTATGGTGTTGACCAAGTTACTGACCGAGTAAGCAACCAACAAAGTATCGCACAATATGTTCGTGCTGGTACCTCATTGGGTGGTTTCAATCTTGGATTACAAAATCGTAATGCACGTACTAATGACAATCAATCTATGTTTAATAGTTTGGAACTTACCGCGGGTAAGACAGTTTTCGGTATCAACCCATTCGTTGGCGTTGGTTTTGATAATGGTGGCAACGGTGATAAGCCATATGAGTATGGTCTAGTCGGCGCAAACGCTGGCGCTAAAGTTGGTCCTGGTTATGCCATGGTTGGTGCCAAGACCCGAGTAAATTGGAACAGCGCAAATCCAAAACAATCTGTAGCCTTTGTTAGCTATGACATGCCAGTTATCAGCAAAGTATCTGTTGGTGTTGGTGTTAGCCAAAGCTATCAAGATATTCAAGACCGTGCGGTCGGACTTACAGTTTCTGTAGGATTCTAATATAAGAGTTTGTTAGTTCTCAATAAAAACTAACACACACTAACACACAGGAGAAACTATGTCAAACATGACACCTTTTGAGATACGCCTTGACCTATTAAAAATGGCACAAGGAATGCTATCAGATGATTATTATGGTAAGCGTGAGCAAATCAGTAACGATTGGTCCATGCAATGCGAATCTGCAAAAATCAAAGGCGAGACACCGCCAGCACACCCAGGCTTTCCGCCATATCCTTCCGAATCAGAAATTATAGCCAAAGCACAAGTGCTTAATGGTTTCGTTTCTCTTAGTGGTTTCGTTTCTAATGTTTCTATAGAAACTCCAAAAGTCTCTAAGAAATCCTAATTGGAGGTATGCCAGACACACTGGCATTTTACACACAGAAAGGAAACAGATGCGAAGTAAACCTATACTTTTGAGTATAATTTTCTCATCAATAATTTTGTCATTATCATTAGTGAATGTTGATACACATAACATTCTACCGATGAAGTCAACATTCAATGCACTCACTATGGATGCAAAGAAACAGGTAACATGCCTAGCCGAAAATATTTATTTTGAAGCCGCGCATGAACCAAACGAAGGTAAGAAAGCGGTAGCATTCGTAACCTTTAACCGAGTACAATCCGGATATGCAAATGACATATGCGGAGTTGTAAAGCAAAAGACTGGCAACACTTGCCAATTTTCTTGGTATTGTGACACCAATTTTACCAGTAAGACCTTGACAATCAAGAACACTTTGTTGTATAATGAGATTTTAGAGTTATCAACAAACCTTTTCTTGAATTTTGAAAGAATGACCGATGTAACAAACGGTGCAACTTATTACCATGCTGATTATGTGAATCCAGGTTGGACAAAACTAAAAAGGGAGAAACAAATTGGCAGGCATATTTTCTACAAGAGTAAAGGCGACAAAATTGACAGAAACAAAGGAATCATTTAAAATGAACAATAACTTAATTACGGTATGCATCTCAGCAACAATAGTTTGTTGTACGTTTATTGTAAGTATTTTCATGTATAATATAAACGATAGAAACAATATGGCAAAAAACATTGAAGCGGCTATTGCCAAAGGTGTTGATCCAGTTTCTGTTAAGTGTGCATATGAAACAAACATGAATGCAATCTGTATAACTTACGCAGCCACGGTTAGAAAATGAGTGAAGTAGATAGAATTTTTAGAGAATTGAAGACTTTCGCATCTAGTGTTGGTGAAGGTGCACCCGTAAGACACCGGGTTTCGCGGAGACGCGGTAGAAAGAAACGTAGTTTAAACTCTTGGACTTATGACGCAATGGATATGAATATGAATGAAATGAAAAGCGGGGCAAACGATAAATTTTTTGTCGGAGCATCAGATTACGCTGACTGGTTGCACTTGCAATTACTTGATTCGCGGACAGAAAAGAAAATGTCCACTTTCAATTCTGATTTGAAGATGCACGGGAATCGTAAAAAATGGCAAGACTTTATCAATGAAGAATTTGATGGTGACTACATCATTCAATATACAGATTCTTCTGGACTTATTGTTACAGAAGGTTTGAATTTCATTCGTTATGATGTGAATTCCAATTCTGTCTCAACACATACCTATGGTGATAAAATCTTTATTGAGAATGTTGAAGATATTTTTCTAAAGCATTTTGATGAAGTTACCTCATACATTGAGTGGGTGTACGGTGCAAATGGTGATAGCGTGAATGTTCCTTTGAATGCCGAGCGTTTGCCTGTTGATGAAATGTATCCGTTCCTCAAAGAACCATTGACTGACTACTATGACCGTTATCTGGAATCTAATGCAAACATTCTCTTGTTGATTGGACCACCAGGAACTGGCAAGACAACTTTCATCCGTGGTCTTCTTGCACACAGTAACTCCTCTGCTATTGTGACATATGATGCCGCAATTCTGGAGAAAGATTATCTGTTCGCACGATTCATTGAAGATGAAACAGGTGTGATGGTGCTTGAAGATTCTGATAACTTCCTGAAAGCACGTAGCGATGGTAACACCATGATGCATCGTTTCCTAAACGTTGGCGATGGTCTTGTTACCACAAAAGGTAAGAAGTTGATTTTCTCAACTAACTTGCCAAGTATCCGCGACATTGATCCTGCGTTGATTCGCCCTGGTCGTTGTTTTGACATTGTTTCTTTTGATTCATTGAAACAAAAAGAAGCCGAAGCATTGGCTAAGAAAATCGGTGTCAAACTTGATGGTAAGCGTGATAGCTGGACTATCGCAGAAGTGTTTAACAAACAAATTGAAGAAAAGAATACCCGCTCTGTGGGTAGCAAAATGGGTTTCGTTTAAGGAGTATATTATGGCTGTAAAACAATTTAGTATTAATCAAATCTCTAGTGAGGCTGACCGCAAGAAATTGCTTGATGCTATGAAAGAGTGTTCCAATTCTATGATTCGCATGGAAGGCGAAAAAGACTTTATCAAGGAAGCAATCAAAGAAATTTGCGATGACTTGAAGTTGCCAAAGAACATAGTGAATCGTCTGGTTAAAGTTTATCACAAACAAAACTATGATGAAGAAGTTGCTGTGCATGAACAATTTGAACAATTGTATGAAACGATTGTAAAATAATGCCGACAAAAGATGAAATGTTTAAGTTCCAGGAAGAGATTGAAAAACTCGTAGCTGGAACCGACTATAACTATATGGAAGCAATCATTGAGTATTGTAATCAGACTGGCATGGAGATTGAATTAGCATCCAGTTTGGTAAACAAAGACTTGAAGTCAAAAGTGGAAATTGATGCACAAGAACTCAATATGTTACCGAAAACACGTAGACTTCCTATTTGATTTGTGATATAATTATAGCATGACTGGTTATGAAGCATTCACTCTCTATCACGTACTAAAATTGCATTTCACCTCTGGGTATGACTATTTCAAGTACAATGGTAAAACAAATATCACCATAGAGACATTTGAGAAAAGAAAAGACAAGTACCATTTCTACAAGTTATCCCGCAAGTTTAACAATCGTAAAAATGACTACATTGATTTTGTTATCTCAAATTTTCTACACAATGATAATTGTTGGGCAGGCACTTTGCTTGAAGATGGATCCGATGAAGTCAACATACGGCGTTTAGCTATCATTCAAGCATTGAGTTACAACTTCCAAAATGATTGTTCGGTGATTGGTGAGAGTGGTAGCATAAACGATTTATTAAAAACTGACGGTGAGTATCCAGAGTTATTGACGATGGCTTTGCAAAAAGTTATTCAGACTGAAACTTTGTGCATACTCAATTCAATGATGAATTTTCTTCCTATGTGGCAAAGAAAAATCTCAGATGACATTCGCTGGCCATTACTATACAGAAAATGGACAAAATATTCTCCGTTTTTGAGTTTTGATAAAAACAAGTTTCGTGAAATAGCATTGAAAGAATTGAAATGATTGAAAAGATTTATTTGGATATGGATGGTGTTCTTTGTAACTTTGAGCGCCGATACTTTGAGTTATACAAAGAACTACCTGGTTCAATGCGTGACCGAAAAGAGTTTAGTGTACACTGGCATGACTTCATAGCGACAAAGCAATTTGAAACGCTAGACTGGTATCCTGGTGGTAAAGAATTAGTGATGTTTTGCTTTGAGGCAAACGTATCAATTGAGTTGTTGACTTCTTCTGGTGGTAACAAATACCACGATGAAGTTGCACGACAAAAACGTGTTTGGTTAGATAACAATGGTCTTGAAAAACTAAAGGCGAACGTTGTTCCCGGTCGTAAGCACAAGGCTGAGTATGCTACACCAAACACTATTCTTATTGATGATACACAAGATATTATCCAGTCGTTTAACGCCGCTGGTGGTATTGGTATTCTTCATAAAGAAATCGGTAATACTTTAATGATGTTAGAAGACCGCATTGAAAGTGTGCTAAATACATGATACAATGAATCATGTGGATAATTTTATACAACGCATACAATTTATACAAAGGAAAATAATATGTCTTTCGCTAATCTAAAACGCAACCGCGACAGCCTTGATAAACTCACAAAGGCTATTGAGACCACCACACAAACTGCTGAGGCTGGCTCAAAAGATGACACCCGATTCTGGGCTCCAACTGTAGATAAATCTGGTAACGGCATGGCTGTTATTCGTTTTCTACCAGCACCTTCTATTGATGGTGATGATGGACTTCCATGGGTACGCCGTTTTGACCACGGCTTTCAAGGACCAGGCGGTTGGTTCATTGATAACTGTTTGACTACAGTTGGTGATAAGTGTCCCGTTTGTGAACACAACTCTACATTGTGGAATTCTGGTGTTGAAGCAAACAAAGAAATCGTTCGTAAACAAAAGCGCCGCTTGAGTTACGTTGCGAATATCTATGTTATTTCTGATCCAAGCAATCCCGAAAATGAAGGTACTGTTCGCTTATATAAATTCGGAAAGAAAATCTTTGATAAGATTTCCGAAGTGATGAATCCTGAGTTTCCCGATGAAACACCTTTGAACCCATTTGACCTATGGGAAGGTGCTAACTTCAAATTGAAGATTCGTAATGTTGAGGGATATCGCAACTACGACAAATCAGAATTTGCTGATAAGTCTGCATTGCTTGATGGTGATGATGATAAATTGGAAGCAATTTATACCAAAGAACATTCTTTGAAAGATTTTACGGACAAGAAACATTTCAAACCATATGAACAACTTAAGGCTCGCCTTGACAAAGTTCTTGGTTTTGAAGGTGACGCTGTTCCTAATATTCGTGCAGAAGATGTTGAATTGCCAGCAACAGTTACAAGAGCGAAGGCTCCTGTGTCTACTACTGTAGATGATGACTTGGATTACTTCAAGTCGTTAGCTGAACAATAAACTAAACTTCTTCAGAACTTAGTTTGCCCCGCCTAGTGCGGGGTTTTTCATTTATAATTGCGAAACAGATTGAGACATAAACAATTCGGCGGCATCCCTATTCCATGATGAAGCTACCGCATTACCACCAGATGATGTGTTTGTTGTATTGTTATTATTAATAACTGTTGGCGCCTTTGATGGGGCACCAGAAAAACTCAATGTTCTGACACCATCATTTAATTCTGTGGTTAAAGCTGATATGCTAGATCCGCTAAATTTTTCCATTTTTTGTAGTCTGCGTTGAAGTTCTGCGGGATCATCTTTCTTTTCTGGTTTCTCAACATCTTTCAAAAATGCTTTGGTAGCATCTTCTACTGTTGTTGCTGATTTGAAATTCTTTGAATTTTTTGCAGCTTCAATAGCAATCTGGATATTTTTTTCGGGGTCATATAATTGTTCTGGAGTATATCCAGTTCCTAATCCACTACGTTTCCTATTTAATTGAAATAATCCATGACTATCATCATTTCCTTTTACATTGACAGCATTAGGATTTAAACTGGATTCTGTTATCGCATTTGCTACCGCGCCCAAAGCCTGAACATTACTAAATCCTGCTTCCCTAAATCTCTTTATAATTAAGTTGGCCATATCTCTTGGATTACCAGTTAACTTTGTTGGAGCATATTGCTGTACATCTAATGATGTTAATTCTTGATTAAATCTTTCTGGTATTGATTGTTGAACTTTTTTAATTCCTAATAAAGCAGATTCTTTTGCTTTAAATTCTTCTTCTAAACCTTGCCGGGAAGTTACTATGTCTTCAAGTTTTCTTCTTGCTACTTCTCTGAGATTGGCTAGAGTTTTAGGAGTCTCTGCATATCTTCCTTCTCCTGTTACGCCTTCACCAAAACCAACATTGCCTTTGCCAGTTCCGCCATCATACAGTTTATCCAAAAGGTCAAATTGTTGTTGAGCACCAGCTTCTTCCATTTTTCTAGTTTCTAAATCGGCAGCTACACCTTGAAAGGATCTATCACGAATTAAACCGCCAGAAAGTTTTGCGGCTAAAAATTGAAATAAATCTTCCGTGTAAAAAGCAAACATTTTTCCAAAATTTAAGAATACATCAGACAATACTGTAAATGCGGCTTTTGTATATCTAACAATAACATTATTTGATGATGTGAATAAACTTTTAATATTTTCATCAAAGTTCTTTGCTGTTTTTTCATCAAATCCCATTTTTTCTAGTAATTGTTGCGTTAGAGTTTTTTCCTTATTGTTTGGATCAAAACCTAGTCCTACCAAAATATCATTCTTTAGTTTGGAAAAATCTACATTCTCAGAAACTTGTTTAATTAAATAAGCAACACCCGCCAGAGCAATTGCGGCTAAAATAAATCCACCAGGAATTCCGCTTAATACCGAACCCAATACTCCTAAGATTCCTCCACCAACTTTGCCAACAACGCCAAGTAAACCACTCACAATACTTCCAATCATGCCAGCGCCGCCAGATAACACACTACCAATACCAGAAAAAATTCCACCAATACCTGATCCAATACTTGAAAGTATTCCACCACCACTTCCTTCTGTAGATTTATTTACATTTGTTGGTGTTTTCTTTTTATCTGCCAATAATGTATTTCTTTTTTCTGCACCTATCCACAAAGCATCCGCACCTCTTGATGATTTGCCTGTCATTTTTTTAGTCATAGATGCTATGTTTTGTCTAGTGATATTCATATCTCTAGCCATAGAATTCATATTCATAGTATTTTTAGCAACAATTTTCAATAAGCCTTCTTGCTTTTCGCTTGAAATAGTTAAAGCATTTATGGCTGCACTTTGTTGTGGTGAATCTGAACTTAATTTTGGCGCACCACCTAGTGCAGAAAAACCTTTGCCAAATATTTTCTGACCAGTAGTTGATACAACTCCACTTCCACCAAACAAAACATTTCTAATATCCATTCTCTCTTTTCTTTGCTTCAAAGCCGCTGAACCAAGAGAACTCAAAACACCTTTTGATTTCAATTCTTGTTTGTATATCTGGGAGAATTTGGTTGTCATTTATTTTCTTCTTGCTAAATTTTGTTGTTTAATCTTCTCGTTTTCTTCCTCAATGTGACGGAGAAGCATAGTAACATATACATTTCTTTCCCACGGCAGCATATCATTCAAATCTTGTAAAGAGTATTTGTGATGTTGCATTAGTGCGAAATTAGTCTGGTAATGGTTACTTAAAATATCATAACGAAAGGTTACCCGAAAAAACTTTGGATTCCTTCAAGCATTAATTCTTCTTCATAAGCACACTTTTGACAAGTAAACTTAATTTGTTTTTTAAGTTTGGGAATGCTCTCAAAGAATTCTTGAATTTTTCCAAATTGTTCTCTGGTCAAACTATCAATAAAATCTACCAATTCTTCTTCTGGTGTATCTTTAGCATAGTACATTGATTCGTTATCATAAATGAAATCAATAGAACTGATAATCGTTTTTGAAATTAAATCAGTGGATGATAAATCTTGTATTTTGGTGATAGCTTCAATATTTTTAAAGTTAGGATATTTTAATACAACACCTAAATTTGGTGTTAATTGAATTTTGTTGTCTATTGTGTTGATTATTGGCTCAACTTCCAATGCATTAAAACTCAACTTCACCAAAGAGTTACATTTCTTTTCTTCTTCACCTTCTCCACTAATAGTATTATTACATTTGTATTGCAAGTCAACAACTTCACCGACGGATCTTGCTCTTAAGTGCATGAAGAAATATTCAAAATCTAGAATAGGCAATTCTTCAATATCAATATCAGAAACGCAACAATTATTAATAATTTGTTTCACGGCCAAAAGTATCGCATCTTGGTCTTCTGATTCCGCAGCCATCAAAAGAATCTTTTCTTCTTTAACTAAGAACGGTCTAAACTTTACTTTCTTTTTTAGTAATGGTAAAGTAATTTCATATAAAGGCACATCAATTTTAGGTAACATATAATCTCCAAATAATTAAAATATTCTTCTCACAGCTTCAGCCGTTCCTCTAATTTGCGATTGTAGGATTTGAGAAACTGGTACTCCAGCAACGGAAGAACCAAGAAGTGCGGCCGCGGCCGCACCGAGGTCATAATCGCCTTCATAAAATTGTTTTGAATTTCTGATATGAAAATCTAACCGTTAATCTGTGAAAACCATCATCCGACCAAGAAAGTGTTTGTGCTCCTATTCCAATAGGAAAAGCGTCAAATAATTCTACAGCATAAATCTGTTTAATAAAATCATCATACTGAACAATTTTAACGTTAGTCATGTATGATGTTTCTTTGCCCTTAGGAAATCTAGCGTTGTTTGTGTCGTTGGGAACTATTGCTTCCATCCAACGGTCAAACAATTTTCTTTCATAGAACTCATTTGTACAAACCCAGGTTAGTGCAATTTCATCATATTGGGTTGTATATGGCACTTTGAATCCTGGTCCATAAATTGATACATCGGCGGTCTGTAATGTTTTGCCGGGCAATTCAGCACCTTCGCATTGAAGTGCTAGATATCTGGAAATAGATGAATTGTAAGAACGAGTTTGTTCTCCGCCAAGTACTCTTGCGGTAACATCAGAGAAAATTGAGTTCGGTAGATTTAAGATTTGTTCAAGTAAACCATTCTCAACAAACTTGCTAATGTATTGCGGTATCGGTAATATAACTTGGAAACGACTTGGACGGGCTAAGCCTTCTTTAGCCTTTATGTTGGCTAAAAATAATTGGGGTAAAAATGACATTAGAATTTTTTCCTAGAATCGGCCCAGACTTTGTTCTTTGTTGCCTTTTCAAATTGTTCAACCGGCAATAGTGCGGCAATGTCCCATTCATCAGCTGGAATTTCAACAAATCTAGATTGCACATGAGAACCTAGATATCGCTTAATGCAAGGTGTCGCCTCATACGCTTTTGAGAATGCAGCCAGCATTTGATAA